TTTCCAATGTGGGCATATCAATTATTCCATCTTGAATTATACCTTGACCTGTTTCAATTTGGTCATCCTGTGTTATGTAAATTTTTTGAATGTTTCCATACTTTGCAGGTAAATTATAAACTCTTGTAATATAATCTTCTTTTGAAACTGCTCTATTTTGTGCTTGAAAATATGCTCTTGTATTTTCTTTTATTTCAGTTAATGTTTCTTCACCTCGTCCTCCAGTTGCAGGAATAGGATTTGATACAGCAAGTGAAGCTTCAGTTTCTCCCAATAATGAAGGATCTAATCCTGATACTGCTATTGATTTATTTATACCTCTCAAAGTTGTTATTGATTTTGCAGGTACATTTGCTTCAACACCCCCACCATAAGAATACTCTATTGTTAAGGTTGTATTAGCAGGTGCTTTACCATAGACAGCTGTATTTAAAAAATTTGCTGGATCTAAAGCAGAATCAGTATTTAAAAAATTTGTATTTGTAAAACTATTGCCAACTTGTGATGGGTTTGGTATTATCTCTTCATCTGAACCGCGCGAAGTACCAGAGCCAAATTGTAATTGTGTTTTTCCTTCTATTGTTACTCTTGTTTTAAATCTATTGTTTGTTCTTTTTAATTTTAGTAGATACGGTGTTGTATCATTAAATCCTGCTAAATTAGGATCGTTCTCAGCAGTATTTGCTATTTCATCAAATATTAAATCTTGTGCTAATGAATCAACTTCATACCATTTATTGCCGTCTGAATCAATTACAGAAATAATTTCTAATACACCTTTTTGTTCTAATGTAATTCTTTCATAGGCCTTTGCATCTGTAAATACAAATTTTTCTGTGGTGATTGTACCACTGACAGCCCTTACTGATTTTTTTAAAAGAAACTTTGTAGGCGAACTATCATTAACCTCATAAATTTCAACTGTTGTTGGATCTAGAGAGCTTGAAAAATTAAAAGTAATTTGATCTAGAGTTCTAAAAGTTTTAGCAAATTGTGCTGATTCTACAAGACTTCCTGCATTGATTGTGTATGCATAATCATAATTTGGTTTTGCATTATCACCTATACCAGTAGCAGGCACTGTTTGCCAAAATTCTAATTTTGCTGTTGACGGTGTGGAAATAGTAGGCTTATATCCATATGATTGTGCAATATCAAAGATTGTTTTCTTCTCTTCAGCATAAACAAGAAGTGATTCTCTAAATTGTTCATCAACATAAAAAGATAATACATCTCCAACGTAAGATGCCATTTCAATAAACATCATTCCCGGAGATGATTCATTAAAATCAGCATATGAGTTTGGAAAATAATCCTTAGCATAATTTACTAAGTCTTCTTTAAAATTAACAAAATTTTTATTTAAGTAATTAACTTCCTTTGGCTGTATTTTTGTGCTTGCCATTTTATACTATGTTCCTTGCTAGTCTTAATGAAATTGAGTCTGTAGCATTATGACTACCTTCAATTTCATAAGATAATGATATACTAAGATAATTTTTATCTTCCTGAGCATCAATAATTAAATTAATAATATGTACATGTGGTAGCCATTCTTCTATTGAATCTTTAATGCTAGCTTCTAATTTTTTCTCCAGGTCCGGATCAAAATTTTCAAATAATAAATTAAAAATCTCACTACCAAATTCTGGCTGTCCTAATCTTTCACCCTTAACAGTTAAAAGTAAATTTTTTAAATTTGTCTTTGTTTGCTCAAGAATACTTGTTGATGACGCAAAAAATCCATCTTTAGAATTTCTTATAGGAAATATAATTCCAATTTTAGAATCCGGATCATTATCTCTTTGTCTAACTGATGCAGTTCTTGGATTTTCTAGTGCCATTATTTAAGTTTACCTTTACCGCTATTACTACTTAATTGCGTAGCCATTTCATTTGTAACTGGTAGAAATGAACCACCAAGCTGAGTCGCTCTTGCCCTTGTAGTTAAATATCTTTGACCTGAATTAGTAGTTACAATTCCAATTTGTAGGCTGTCCTCGATATTCTCTATTAGATTAAATCGTTCTTCAGGTGTCAACTCAGAATTTCCATAAGTATCTACACTAAATATTTCTTTTAAAGTTTCAACTAAGGGTGTAAAAGAATTTTGTTCCATCAATGGCACAGAAGATACTCCTCCGCCTCCGCCACCCATAACAACTTCAGCTCTTGATACATAATCATGAAAATCTTTAGCTTCTCTTTTAGCCTGATCAACATTCTGTTTCATTTCTTGAATCTTTGGCTTTGTCTTGAGAAACTTATTTTTAGCTGTGTGCTCGTTTTTTCTATTAGCTATGTTTCTTATGAGTCTATGAACTTCTAGTGCCATGCTTCTTCTCTATTGCTTTTACTACTTTTGCTGAATGACCACTCATTGCTTTTATCATAAAATCAGGCGTATTACCAGATGCTTGTGGTGTATTAGAAGTAGTGCTATCTAATACTGCTTGTTGTTCATAGAATTTCTCTGGTGAATCAATTGCACCTCCGCCCATAGTAGGATACGTTTCAAACTCTTCACCTGACGATATTCCACCTTGCGTCTCATTTAAAATTTTATTTAAAACTGGATCTTGGGCAAGCTGACGATTATCTGGTTCTGGACCAGTATAATGATCAGCCACATCAGCCTCTGATATTGTTGGTTCTTTCATTTCTTTAATGACAATATTAATTTGCTTGGCAACTTCTTTCTCTACCATTTCTTTTACTATTTTTTTAAGTGCCATTATTACGTTTGCTTTCATTTTGTGACCTCTTTGTTCCTTTATTATAATTAACTAAAATTTGAAGTTTTCATGTAATCATCTAACTCAGTCATACATTCACTTAAATCGAGAATTTGTGAGTCTAGCATTGCATCAATTTGATCTTCATTTAAGTCAGCATTATCGGATGTACCAATTCCACCTGATTCACCAACTGACCAATCTCCATCATTTGCATCTGAGGGTATTATTGCAGGTGCTGCTAGTAATGCTCCACCTGGGCCTATTGCATTACCACTTCCAAGCTCATCACCTGCATTTAGATCCATTCCTGGCGGAAAATAATCCATTCCCATATCATCAAATCCAAGCCCTGCATCTAAACTACTATCTAAATTTGGTTTTCCACCACCAGCTCCTGCTGCACCAACATCACCTAAGTCTCCTAATCTTCTATCAACATATACACCACCTAATTTTTCACATTCTTCCTCACTAAGGCCTGCAGCTTGACCTCTATTCATTGCACATTGTGCTATAATTTTTTGTAATAATGCAATTAATTGTGGCAATATTTTAGATGCGTCTGTCATACTTTTAACAGCCATTTCAATTAATGTGGGAATTCCCATAATAACTTGAAGTGCTAATAACAAAACTTGAACTGCCTTTAATGGAGCAAATAGCCACATTAAAAGTTTTATTGCCTTCTTTAATTTTTTAATTACCTTAGAAATTTTGGACATAATAGCATTAATTCTATTAATTGCTGCTACAACTTTTTCCATTATCTCTATAAGTTTGCTAACATCAGGTAACAACTCACAAGCCTTATCAGGATCTATTTCTACTAATGAAACTAAATTTTGTGTCTTTGCAATAAACTTGCCTGTGAGCATCATAAGTTCATTTATCTTTTTTTGTATTTCTACCCACCACGTCATATCAAGCCCAGGTAAATCTAATTCTAAATCTAAATCATCTAACATGTCTTCTAATCTAGATTGATCTTCTGGCGGTTTACCTGCTAGTTCTTGTAAGCTACAATATTCATCATCATTATCAGCAGCACCAGGAGAAACAACAGCACCGTCACCTGATACTTTTGCTCCAGCTGTTGCTGTGTATGGCGCATATTGCTCTTTTCCATTACTATCTATAGCCTTGCCATTAATAACAATGTCACCTTCTTTTAGCTCAGTTCCTGGAGCAAATACTCTAGCTTCTCCTCCAAAACCTTGATGAACAACATCAACCCCATCTTCATCTGCAGTAAATCCATCTTCTGTTACAAAATCACCGGGTCCTAATCTTGCACCCATAGGAAACATTTGATCCATACTTAAATCTATTCCGTATACCTGTGCTGCTACTTGATTTTTTGCTAATTCAGCATCTGATAAACCTGAAGAGTCTGATCCTACACCACCAGTTTTAGTTGCTGAACCCACAATGATTTGATCACCCATCAATAAACTTGAATTACCCTGAAGGTGTCTTTTAATTGTTGTTATATTTTTACAATCTAGTGACATTATAAACCACTTCTCGATTTTTTAGATACCTTAACATTTTTACTTAATATTCTATTTGCAATTTGTGGCTTTGCTGTTGATGCAGTCCATCCTTGTAATTGCGCACCTGCTGCCATCCCTTCGGGAATCGGAACTAAAGTACCAATATTTCCAAGTCCTTTTATTCCTGCAATTTTTGCTGCAAAACTATCTAATGTAGCAACTAACTCTCCAAGAAAGTTTACTAAATTTTCTCCTAATACTGCTGATTGCAAGTTACCTTCATCAACATCACCTAGTAATACTTTTTCACCAACAATATTTGTATTCAATTTCGAAACAATATTTGTTGTATTACCCGAGAACATATTGATCTGACCTGTATTTGTATTTTCTTTTGTATTAAAAACTAATCTATCAGAGTCTAAAATAATTGCAGGTGCACCAGCTGTCTTGACATCAGTAACTCCTTCAACTTTAGGTGAAACTGTGTATTTAATATCTTCACTTCGTGTTAAATAAAGTGATGCTTTATCAGTATCAATATCTTCTGTTCTTGGAGTTCCTGCTGCAGCTTCCGAAGCTTCAGATTCGTCAGAAATTCTCATTTTAATTACAGCATTGGCAGAATTTAATTCACTATCACCATTCGTTGTGTAGTCAGTACCAATTCTTATTGATTGGTCATTTCTTCCATTTAACGCCCAATCTCCCGGATATTGCTTAACAGGTCTTGGATTTTTATTATACACAAAGCCTTGCAAATAGGCATCTATATTATCTGGTACCAATGGCTTCACCGGTGCACTAAGACTTCCTTTGTTGGAAGCGTCTTTATCAATACCTAATACAATGTTATGTGTAGCTGAATTTCGTAAATTTAGTGGCTGAAAATAATATGTTTGTGCGCCGTAGTTGATAATAACAACTGTCTCTCCCACAATAGGATATGATCGAACTTGTGCGTCTAAAGGTTTTATCCACGCACCGGCAGCGGGTAAAATTGGAAAATCCTTTATAGATGCTTCAACCTTTATACAACCAATATGATTAACTGTTAGGCCTTTTTTATCTACAAGATCATCTTCATTATAAATTACCCTTTTAACAGAACCAACAATTGATTGCAATGATACTATTGCATTTTCGTCTATAAGCCACTGAGCAATTTCATTTATTCTACGCTCATCAGCTGTATTTCTATTTAATTCTAGCTGCTTTTGTTTATTTGCACCAAGCTTATCAGCGTAAACTAGATCGTGATTAATCGGCACCAGCTAACTCCTTCTAGTACTATGTTATGTTTAAATTTATATCGTCTACTTCTTTTTGTAAATCTTTTGTGGCATCTTCTAATTTGCCAATAATTTGTTCCTTTTCAATATCAGACAAGCCAAACTCACCATCTGCAGACTTAGACTCTGTTTGAATAACCCTTTGTACAACAGCTGATAGCTTTACTAATACTTCATCATTTCTTATATTCGCTTCCATATAATCACTAATCATAGGAAATAATTGAATAGCAGAATTTGCATCTTTTATATAAACCATCAACTCCTGTATTAAAGATTCTATTTGAATCTTATTGCGGTCAGAGTTGTGATTGATCTTTTTGAAAAGATCAGATAGAGAAGTTCCCTTAAATAATTCATAATCAGCAGACATAAAAACATCCTTTGATTATAAATATAGAGAACTATGAATTTAATCGTTTAGAATCGGCAATAAATATATCACCCTCAGATTCCCATTTACCATATAAATTTTTGTAATGACCCCTCATAACATTTAGTACCCTTGTTATGTGTTGAGTCTGGTAACCTGAAATTTCTCTAAGTAAAATATATAATGCTTTTTTATTAAAAATCTCAATTGATCCTACACGATCCATCAATTCTATAATAGAAAAGGCAATTGTGACATCACGCTCCTTTTTAAATACTAGATTAATATTCTCTTCCCAATAAGAAACAACAGCATTAAAAAACGCCCTATGTTCATCATTCTCTAAAAAAGATTCGTTATAAGATGTATTTTTTACATCCTTATGTTTAAGATCTAAAACATCATTATGTGTTTTCATTTTTTTATAGTTGTTGTTATTATGACATATCAACCAATTCTTAACGACAACGCTAAAATAGCTAAATGCTTTTCCTTTGCCTTGTTGATATTTTCCTAATCTTGTTATCATAAAAGAAATTACTTCATGCTTTACATCCTCTAGTGGAATATCAAAATAATAAAATTTAAATGTATGAATTATATTCTCAACTAATTTTTCAAATGGTTTTCTCAAAGATGCATTATAAATTTGATTTTTAATACGATAATCATCTGTGTTGTTATAAGCAATAATTGCTTCTTCAGTTTCTCCAGTAAAGTACATTCTTGTTTTTGACGGTTTACGCGGCATCTTGTTGTTCCTCTGTTATGTTTTCTAATTTGTTTAAAGACTCTTCTAATGCTTTGAATATTGATCCAACCTCATCATCTGATTCAAATGCACCTATTGTATCTAAGTCTTTCATTTCTTGTAATGTATTTTGTATTTGTACATACGTCGCATCAATCCATTGTTCAAGTCTATCACACTTAGTGTATAGGTTCACTATGATGTATAACTGAACAATAGAAATTACACAAAATACTATTGCTGCTATTTCAATTATCATGAGAATAAATCCTTTAACTTATCTGTATCTAAATCTTTTACCAGTTCCTCTTCCTTAGATTCACCTTTCATATATTTTGGGAAATCAATTCTAGAATCCCCTGACAACATAAACTTTTCCTTTTCCTGTCGTGCTGCTGATGCGTCTGCATAATGAATGATGTGTGGCAAGTTTGTTTTCATTGCCTTCCATTCTGCACCCTCCATATAATAGGACTTATTTGCTTCTTCATATAACCCGTCAGCTAATCTAAGTCCTAAGTATTCTGATTCTGACATATCAATTTTAAATTTATTAAGAATCCAAATTGCCCTATCAGTTACTGTCATATAATGAATTGCAGGATTATGCACATAATATTGTTGCAACTTTTTTGCTCGCCATTCATCAGTATTAGTTAGATAATAATCTTCATCCATATCACCTACCTTACCCAAGTCATGAAACAATGCAGCAAATACTACTGATTCTTCTGTAATGTCATCAACAAACATATCCTGTGACTTGAACAATTCATAATAAGATTTTGACCATCCTATAATATTGAGTACATGAGCAACATAACCACCTGGAAAAGCATTATGAAACCAGCCTGTACCTGAAGCAGGTGCTAGAATCATTCTCTCTTTAAAATGATCATGTAACTCTTTTATTTTTTCTAATCTCTCACCATCAAATGTTTCATCGATAATCTCTTGTAACTTATCCCAGTTCTCACTGATTTGTTCTGCAGTTAATCTCATGCATTCTCCTGTGCCCATGGCATTTTTATAATATAACAACCTTCAAACTTATAAGGTTGAACATGTTTTGACTCTAAAATATCTACTACATTTACCCACTTAGGATTCATAGTATCTCGAACCTGATAAATTCCATCCTTTTCATCAGCCCCTTTAAGTAAAATATAATCACCATAATCAAATGGGCCTCCCCATCTTTTCAATAAATTTCTAGAAAGTGCAACAAACTTATAATTTGATGCTTTATCTATTCTAATTTTTGTACCATCTGCTGTGATGTCGGGCGTCTTATCTGTTTGTGGAAAGATTGGTTGATACATAGTTACATCTACTTCAATTCCATATTGATAAAATTCATCCAGTTGATATTGTAGATTCTGTTTTTCACTTACCAGTGTCTCATAATGAGTGTGATAAATTTCTCTATGCTTTTTCATAAAATAAGTAGATACGTAACCATTCATTACAGTGATAAAGATAATTAACAATATGTACTTTTGTTGATTTAGCATGGCGTGCTCCTTTTGATTAATAGAATCTAATAACATTTTGGTATACGCGTAAAGGCTTTTTTTCATTTATTTTTTGTGGACCCGGGGAGATTCGAACTCCCGTCCGGCCTGCTATTAACAATGAGTCGTTACAGCTTAGACGGTTTCCATTGGTAGAAACTGCCAAACAACCATGCGAATTCCTTTTGCTCAGAACATATTCCTTAACTGGCTTTTAGTTATACTCCAAATCACCAACGAGTTTGTGTTCAACTTATTTTATGCTCGGGTGTTGAACAACCCAAGAACTTAAGCAGCGTATGCGTAAGTTGGCTGGTGAGCCAGCTCAGCGCCAATATATGGTGCTGAATCAGTATCGGCCAAATGCCAATCTATCACCAACCCGTCTAGCGAATTATCGCCATATTGGTTTTGTGAGTCTTTTTTCACGAGACCTACTCAATCTCTGCTGCACTCATTTGTCAAAAAACACCCGTCGATTTCCATACGGGCCCATATCTTTTAATTTTTAATTATCCCAGCCTTCTGACCACTGGCTAATATCTTCATCTGTAACTCTTAAATCTTCTAATAGTAACTCAACTGCTGCCCAATCTTTGTCCGATATTGCAGCTTCTAAACGCATAATTATTTCTTCAACTGAAAGCATATGACTTACTCCTCTCTTAGTTGAAGCTAAATATGGATAATCTACTAAATTTAAACTAGTTGCTGACGTATTTTTAGGGTCAGCAGCCCACGGTAATATAACTTTCATTTTAAGCCTCCGCTAATTGGTAACTTAATTTTACTTTATCATTTGGTATTGATTTTGACATTGCATAATCATATATCAATGCAACAAAAACCTCATGTGCAGTCTCATCAACAGACAACTCTTTACCATCTGTCAATGCATTGAACATTTCTTTATTTGTTCTATAAAAATAATTTATCTCAAAACATAGTGATTCGAAATCTAATATTCCTGGTTCACCTTGAAGATTATTTTCTAGTATAGATTGCTTCATGTTCTACTTATTTTCCATTTTATTTAAAATATTTTGTCTAGCAATTCTATTAGTTTCTGATTGTTTAACTTTTGCTTTTCTAATTTTTGTAATTCCTTTTCCGTTTATCGTTGGCATACCGTGATCATCAACACCAATATCCTTTACGACAATTTTTTTATTTTTCCACTTACCGGTGAGTATCTCATCACCAATATCAATATCTATTTTAATCATTATACTTCCCTATACATTGATTCAGTATTCTTTTTTAATTCTTCAATTTCCACATCCATCCTCTTGAGTGTATCCTTAAGATTACTAACTGGAATTCGCTTTGAGACAAGCGCAACATGTTTTCTATCTTCTTTTCTAGATCCAAAAATAAATGAAGCTACAGGAAAATCTACTTGCTCAAAGTCTAATTGAGCATACCACGGTTCTGCTTTTCCTGACTCAAACCCAAGCGTTCTTGCTTCTCCGCCAGGTAACCATCCAGTGTCTGGCTCACCACCATCTGCACCATAGCCTGCATTATTAGATACTTCAAAAAGTTTCTTCATATTATTAAATATCTTTTTCTTTACTTTCTAGCTCTTCAAGTGATATATCAGACATTTTCATAATTTTTAATTTTTCTTCTTCTAACTTTGCTATCCACTCTGCTAATAGATCTATGATTTTATTCTTTGTTACATCATGATCATCATTATCTAAAATTCTATCAACCCATTTTTTATACATAGACAAGTAACCTGACAACCACATTGCTATTTCTTGCCTTTCTTCTGGCCATGATTTTCTCATTTAATACTCCATTTTATTTATTAAATATGAAAAATAATTTATACTTCAATGCTCTTATCTTAAACAGTATAGTAATAAATACACTTAAAACTTTATCTAAAACAACATTTTTTGTTGTGTACTCTATTGTGTTAGTAATGTTACAGCCCTTATTTGATTTAACAATGCTGTATCTGTTTGTCCAAAGCTTTATGCCAAAAGGTAAATTATTTTCATTAATTATGTGGAAGTAATATAAAGATTCAGTTGAGTTGCACATTGCAACTTTAAAATGATATGTTTGAAAGAACCATGTATAAATACTAATTTTTGCTCTTCGTCTTATGCCCTTAAACTTCATAACACCGCACCCAAAAGGCAAAAGTCTATTCATAAGCTTAGAGTCAGGATCAGTAAAAGCATCTCTAACAGCTTGTAATGGTACACTAACTGTAGAATTAAATTCCATCTATCTCAGTTTCTCGTTCACTTGCAACTTCAATTTCATCATCATATTCAGTATAGCAACCTTTAGATTTTAATGAAATAACAATAAGGTTTGTTATAGTTTCTCTTGCTGCCTTAGATGCTAAATTTATCTGTGAATCTTTGCAATCATCTAAGACTCCCATTATAATATTTTTCATTTTCCTTGACCTCTATTTCTTTTTTTAAATCGCTTACTACCGACCCTTGTACTAAATTTTGTTCCTCTACCTTGTCCTTGTCTAGTTCTCTTTCTAGCGCTAGTTGGCCCTATTGTTCCTCCTACTGCTTTTGCCATTACATTACCTTATCCCATGTTAACTTTTTGTTTTTTATATAAGCTTCTTTTGTTAACTTATCCTCGTCTGTATTCCATATTGCCTTAACTAACAAATCGTTTAGTGGTTTATTTTCATTACCAAATCTTGCATCCATCTCCCACAATACATACAATGTTGTATTAAGAGTTTGTGCAACTTCTTTCAATATCAAATAATCTTCTGATAAATTAATATCACCATAGAAAACCTTGCCTACATTTGGCATTAAAACATTTGCATTATATACTACTAAATCATCAACATGATTATTGCTGTAATCTAATTTTGATCCCAACATTCTTCCATCATACCAATCATACGCAGCAAAATGCTTTTGTATTTCAATAACGTCTGTAGAAGGTGCAAAATCACTTGGATACTTTCCTTCTAGTTCGATACTCTTAAATGTCATTTTCTTTCTCCTTTATAATAACCATTGTGCAAATTTATAAATTCCATACCAAAACCCAACGCATATTGTGGGTATTAAAATTAACCAAACAAAAACGTTTGACCAATCTGGTTTTACTTTATTTTTCATTTTTCTTGTTCCTCTCGGCTCCAAAAATCTTTTCCCAATTTTCAGCATACTTTGATTGACTTCCGCGTCTTTTATCACCCTTACCAGCATCAGAATATTTTTTTGTTACCTTTGGTTCCTCTTTTTTTTGTGAAGATTTTTTATCACTCATAGACAACACTTTTTATATTTCTTACCACTACCACAATGACAAGGTTCGTTACGACCAGTTTTCTTTTTACTTACTATTGGTTCTGGTTTATTTTCTCTGTCCATAATAGTTTTACCGTTTAGGTGATCAATCTCATGTTGAATGCAAACTGCTTCTAATATTCTTTGTTCTTGATCTTGCTTGTGTCTATCTTTTTCCCACGATCCTTTACCTTCTTCACCACTTTCTTCTCCGCTAAAATACCAACCACTTTCTTCTTGTTCAGTTTTTATTATTACATTTTTATATCGTTTAGTGTGAACACCTTTTTTTGGAAATGATAAACAACCTTCATAATAATCTATCTCATCCCATTGTTCTTCAATGACAGGATTAATTAAAATAATCGGCTCCCGAACATTAACCACAGCAACAGAAGCATCAATCCCAACTTGATTAGCAGCAAGACCAATGCCATCCTTCCGCTCTGCGAGGATAGTGAATAAATCTTTCGCAATATGTAGTCCTTCATCTACTGATACCTTTCGTAGTTTTTTGTTAATGACTGGATTGTCATTCTTAAAACAATCTATTACTTCATGTTGATGATATGAAAATCTAGTCAAGTGCTATAATACCTCTTGTAAGCTTCCTAAAGATAAGTCAGCCTTTTCAATATACAGCTTTGCGTCTTCTTTATCTTTAGCCATGAAGGTGTATCCTTCAGTGGTTGTCCATTTCTTGTAGTTATCAAACTGACCTACTTTCTTTTTTGTCTTAGACAATGTGAATCTCCTTACCAAGTTTTTCTGCGTACCCTATTGTATTTTCAGTTCCACCTTTTCTATCAGGTGCCACGAATGCGTAAAGTACATCCACATTCTCTGCAATTTTTTTATTTCTAGCGTAATAAGCTTTTGTAAATTCATATCGTGGACTACCACTCGGTGGTAATTCAGGAAGATATTCAACTATCTTTAATCCTTTTAATTTGGCATGTTCTGTTGCCCATTTATCTGGGCCTTTGCAACCACCTGATATGACAACAGTATTCTCTGAGAACGTTTCTACAAGCTCCCAAATATTCCAGTAGTCTCGTCTACGACGACTTCCTACTATCCCTATGGACTTCATGAGCATAACCTTTTTTAATTAATTTTTCCACACCTTGTAACTTAGGTTCTACCCCATAGATAACACCATAACAATCTAAACATAATTGTCCAGCACCTTCTACATAACCAAGTCTAAAATCTATATGAGTTTCTTTATCATATAGAGAATTTTGTTTACAATTAATACACTTGTCTTTCATTACTTAACCTTGTGATCTAAAAAATCTTTTTGTTTTTTAATTGCTTTTTTTATTTCTTTCTTTTCTGCAGCAATCTTTAATAGCTTCTTTTTTTCTGCTAATAGTCTTTTTTCTTTATTAGCTTTTTGTTTTTCCTTAATAGCAGCAACATCTGTAATTGGTCTACTACCTTTTAATTCTGGCTGCTCCACACCTTTGTGGTAGACGTTTTGTTCTTTATCCACAAATTCACTCATCCATCTCCACCCACGAGGTTTTCCAGTTGATGTATATGTTCCACCTGTAACCCCAAATAATTTTAATTTTTCTTTTTCACTTAGTAAATTTATGCACTTACACATAACACATCTAGAACAAGTTACGCCTGTTGCAGAATCATCAACACGCTCTTCATGACCACACCCTGGTGTGATACACAGTGTCATTATTAATGTTGTATCAGGATCGAAATCCCTTTTTGATTTAACTGATCTTTTTCTTCCCATAAAATATTAGTTGTAAATTTTTATTAAGTATTGCTAAGGCAATTGCTATAACACAATCCTCGTAAGGTAGCGCATCTGGATAATAGAAGTTCCATAAAACTATTAGTAAAAACCAAATTACCCAAGATAAGTATTGTCTCATAATGATTTTCCATATTAGAACTTAACAACGTTTTGCTATACGCGTAAAGGTTTTTTTTTAATTATTTTAATCCAGACCAATTCCGCCCTTTTCTAGTTCATTTAAACTATCATCTATTTCTTTAGATTCGTCTGTTTGTAGATTCTTGTCTTTGTAAAACTCCCACCATTTTTGTGAAGATTCTTTATCTAAATCAGAAATATTCGCTTCAGTCCAATCTCCACTTTCTTCTTCTTTCTTTCCTGATGCTAATTCAAATGCCATATTAGCCGCAATGACAAGGGATACAGCTAATGGGTCAAATACAAATATTAGTATGAATATAAACCACTTAACAACATTATCTATTTCAGTATTAAATACTCTAGCTAAATAAATAGCTGGACCAACATCTACGCCTGTTTCAACTAATGCTGTTTTTAAATCACCAATCTCTTGTTTAGTGTCCAATGTTGCCTGATTAATATCGTTAATCTGCGGTTGATATTCATCTCTTAACTTACTTTTTGCAGTTCTATAATTTTCAGGTAGTTCTGATATTGCTCTTTTTAATTCATCTTTTAAAAATTGTTTATCCTCTGCTAATTGCTTAAGTTTATCTTCTTTGAACATTAGTATAGTAGATTGTTTTTCAAATACCGTTGTTGCGCCCTGATAGGCATTAGATAGATAACCAAATATCCCAGCTGACGTTATTA